TATCGCTCCACTGGGTGCGGATATCTCTTCTCAAATATCAAACACATAGTAAAATATGAAAGATTACATAGCAAAAGCCTTTAAGTTGGCCAAAACTGCTAGAGAACAACACGAAGACGAAATATCAGAAGCATACAAATATACTCGTCCAAATAGAGATATCTACAGAGCAGACAACGATAAAACAGATAGAACAAAAATATATGATTCTACTGCCCCAGATTCAGTACAAAATTTAGTTTCAACAATTTTAAATCTTTTAATTCCACAAAACAGTCAATGGGCAACTATTTCTGTACGTGAAGATATAAAAGAATCAGTTGCGTCAGATGTTAAGATGGCATTAGACGTAGCAAACAGAACCGTATTCAAAACAATTAGAGACAGTAACTTTTACGTTGCGGCATCAGAAGCACTTACAGATTGCATTATTGCAGGTTATGGGTGTATAGCAACTTACGAAGATAAAAAAATCAATTTTACAGCAATACCAAGTTATCAATTATACTTTTTAGATAATGCAAAAACAGAAATAGATACAGTATTCAGACAACACACACTTACAGGTCAATATCTTTTAGAAACATATGGCCCAGAAAAATTAGGTTTTGAGTTATGTAAAATTTGCACAGAAGATCCATACAAAAGACATCCAGTATTAGAAAGTTGTTTTAGAATTCCATTGGAAGACGAATACACATACACAGTACAAGTAGGAAAAGATGGTGCTATTATGGAAACTAGAAAAATGCCGGTTCCTATGTTTACAGTATTTAGATTTAATAAAACTGTGGGAGATATTCTTGGGGAAAGTCCAATAAGAATGGCACTTCCCCATATAAGAGTAGTAAATGAAGCTCAACAATTGTTTATGCAGGCATCTGCATTCTTAGCGTTTGGATGTTGGCAAACCTCAAGCGACACTTCTGTGAATTTTTCAAATATGAAATTGCGTCCTGGAGATGTTGTAGTAACTGACAGCCCCTTAACCCCAGTTCCTTTCCCCGGATCATTAAACATTACAGAAGCAACAATAGCAGATCATAGAACACAAATTAGAAAAATGTTATACAATGATGCTATATTGCCACCAGAAGAAAGCAAATATCAAACGGCAACAGAGGTGCAGTTACGACAGTCAAACTTTTTTCGTAGAATAGGTCCAGCTGGATTAAGATTAGAAAATGAATTTTTAAGACAAGTAGTTGGTAATCTTATTGTTAGATTACAAATGAGAGGTGAAATACAAGAATTTATAATAGATGGTAATCAATTTGAATTAGTAGTAAACTCAGCAGTTAAAAAAGGAATTGCTATGTCTGAAATCAATAGAGACATGGGAATACTTCAACTAATAAATCAACTTGGACCAGAAGCAAGTATCAACGTTGATATACAAAAATTGACAAGAAAAGTGATCAGGGATTCAGATTTCAGCCCAGAAGCAGTAAGATCATTAAAAGAAGTAAAAGCAATAAAAGAACAGCAACAACAACAAGCACAACAACAAGCAATGATGGCTATGGCTCAAGAAGCAATGACACAACAAGCAGAACAACCACAACAACCACAAACACCACCCGCACAGTAGTAAACGGATAAATACAATGAACGTAAAAAAACAGTACAGAAACTATGAACAACTCTTTAACACAACTACAATTAGCGTATCGTCAAGTATTTGAATCACCTAACGGTGTATTAGTTCTAAAAGATCTTGAACGTATTATAAATCAAACTCGTGTTAGTGCAGACGCACCAAACCCATATTCCTGTGTTCTACAAATTGGACAACAACAGTTGTTACGTAGAATAACAAATATGTGTCGTCAACGTAGTGCTGTTGAAAACAATAAGGATACAATATAATGCCAGAAGAAACACAAGAGCAGGCACCTGTAGAAAAC